AAGGCATGTTGTTTGAAGATCCGATAGATGCATCAAGAAACGCACCATCACCTAACTTGTTAAAGAATGTAATGACTGGTAAGCTACATAATACTAGCTTTTCTGCCATTCCACCTCTAGCTGGATCAAATATAACTTCAAGATCACTAAGCAATCTATCGTATGTTAATTCAGCTTGTGCAACACTACGATGATATGCACTTCCAGATGAATAACTAAGATTACCTGTTCCAGTTACCGGTGACACATTCTTTACGATGTGACCAACTAGACCTTCTGTGTACTGGATACCGCTCACACGAGCTTTTTGACCGAAGAGCATAGCTCTTTCAATGTCAATCTTGTGCTCACGCAGTTTGGTAGCCCAGATACGATTCCACTCTTCAGCATACCCACGATAGCGAGTTGCATAAGCAGTGTTGGTCATTTCTGCCGCTGTTTTAAAAATCTGGGTGTACCCAAAATCATCTTCTATTTCAGAAGAAAATACATCTGGGGAACCAGAACCTTCTTCATAGGAAGAACCTATGATTTGAGCTACGTCCTCAGCGGATATGATATTACTATCGCTGACAGCAGAAACATCAATTATCTTACCAGTAAATGATGAATCATTGCTTGTATGACTTACTCCTGACTCTACCCTAACTAATGCCTGACCGTATCCATCTGTATCGTCTTTTGTTCCGACAGCCAAAACCATTCCTTTTACCAAGTATTCAACAGGGGCATCGCCAGCAGTATCAACAGTAAATGAATACGAAGAACCTGCGGAAACAGCGGAACCACCGTTTACTTGTGTCTTAATAACTAAAGAACGATCTGTAAAGCTAATTCGGTTACGGTTTTCCAAATAACGGAACACTGGATCATCGGTAGGTGCTTTAGCGACCTGATTTAGATAGACGAAAAATGGAGATTCCTCTGGAACCAACTCGGCAACTCTGTCGCCGAAATTAAATATTCGT